TCAACGTCGTCGTCACGTTCACCATGCCCCGCCCGAAAACAGCCCCGAAACGCACCACACCACCAGCCACGAAACGACCAGACCTCGACAAGCTCACCCGCGCCGTCCTCGACGCACTCACCGGCATCACCTTCACCGACGACAGCCAAGTCATCGCACTGCGCTGCTCGAAACACCTAGCCGAACTTGGCGAAACCCCCGGCGTCTACATCGCAGTCGAGGAGCCCACCCTGTGACCAAGTGCCAACACTGCCACCGACCCAACGACCTCTACCTCTGCCACAGCTGCCAGATCGAACTCTGCAACCGCCTCGACCAAATCCCATGGCTCCTCGAAGAACTCGACAACCGCATCCAGAAACTCGACCGCGTCAGCGTCGGAACCATCGGCCGCAACCGACGCCCCGACGAAATGAACCCCGTCGACTTCGACGCCATCGAACTCGCCCGCACCATCCGAAAGACCTTGCAGCACTGGGTCGAAACCATCGCCACACAAGCCACCGGAAGACCACCCACAGCCCTCACCACCGTCACCACACCCGACCTCGCCCGCTGGCTCAACCACAACATCAAACACATCGCCCGACTCGACCTGGCCAAGAAAGGCCGCCACCAGCTCTACGACGACATCACCCGCATAGCCGGCACACCCGACCGCGGCGGCCAACTCCACCGCGCCATCAACCCCGCAGAACACCACCTCGTCGGACCCTGCCCCACCATCCTCGGCCGCGACGAACACGGCCACCCCCGCCAATGCGGACGAACCCTCTTCGCCGACACCTACGACCGCACCGTCGAATGCCCCAACTGCCACCAAACCATCGACGTCGAAACCACCAGAACCCGCGCCGCAGCCGAACGAGACCACCACACCCGGACAGCACTCATCGACGTCATGGCCACCATCGACGAACCCATCACCGACAACCAACTCGACGCCTGGATCAACGCCCGACGCCTCCGCACCGCCGGCTGGCTCCACGACGGCTCAATCATCGAATTCCGCCTCGCCCCCACCGACGAACCCGTCTACAGCCTCACCAGAGCCCGCAAACTCCGACGCCGAGACAACAACCTCACCCGCAGGAAAATCACACGATTGTGATTTCTGACGCGCTGACCTGCTACTATCGGATTCCAGTGGGGAGAAACACGCCCCGACCTCGAAAAACAGCCCCGGCAGCAAACGCTGACCGGGGCTTCGTCATACCCGGGCAGGTGACCGACATGCCCAGCGCACCACCCCGCATCTGCGCACGCTGCGGAGCCCTAGCCCAACCACGCCAGCCATGCGCCTGCAGACCAGCATTCGAAGGCGCGGCACGCCGCAAGGCCGGCACCCGCTGGCGCCGGCTCCGCGCCCACAAGCTCCGCACCACACCCACCTGCGAGCACCCCGGCTGCCGGCGCCTTGCCGACGAAGTCGACCACATCGCGCCCCTGGCCGAAGGCGGCGACGAATTCGACTCGACAAACCTGCAAAGCCTCTGCCACGACCATCACCAGACAAAGACCAACGCCGACGCAATGCGAGGCAAAACCAGAGCGAGGTGAATTCAACAATGCATAAACACAAATCCCAAATGCATGCATATTATTCACCGAATTGCTCTACATACCCGAAGGCCAACATGGGTAGGGGGGTTCAAGCCTCTGACCAGCACAAACAGAAACCCCGCCCCGGTAGCCGAATTTTTACGCGCTCAGGTTTTCCGCATTCTTTCCGGATTATGCATCTGCTTTGCATGGCGGGTGCATAACCGTGGGTCGCAGGGGGCCGGCGGCCGCTCCGGCGGCGTTGAAGCTGGTCAAGGGCAAATCCGCTGGTAGGGATAGCGGTGGCCGGCCGGTCAATGAGGTGCCGAAGTTCAAGCGCGGCGCCCCGGACGCTCCGGAGATATTGAGCGCGGAGGCCCGCGCGGAGTGGGATCGCATCGTTCCTGGGCTGGATGAGCTGGACCTGCTGAAGCCGGAGGACTTCGCGGCGCTGGTGGAGCATTGCGAGACGTGGGCGACCTACGTCGAGGCGGTGGCTGAGGTGCGCGCGGAGGGGGTCGTGCTGACGAACCCGGACAACGGGCGCAGGTACAAGAATCCGGCGCTGTCTGCGGCGGAAGCTGCTGGTCAGCAGCTTCGCGCGTCGTGTCGTGAGTTCGGCCTGACCCCGTCGTCTGAGCAGAACGTCGGCAAGCCGATGAGTGGTAATGGTGGCGGCGCGGAAGACGACCCGTTCGCGGGCACCGGCCACTCGTCCTCGGCGTAGCGCAGCGTGGGCGAACGCTGACCTTGACCAGCTGAAACTCAGCCCCGAGGTCGCTTGGTTCCTGGAGTCGCGTGGCTATCGGCCGCCGACGTGTCCGCCGCTGATCAAGACCCCGGAGCCTCGCGTGGTTCGTGGCGCGCTGTTCGATCCGGAGCGGGTCGATCACGTCGTCGCGGCGTTCCGCAGGTTGCGGCACACGAAGGGCCGGTTCGCCGGCCAGTCGTTCGATCCGGATTGCTGGCAGGTCGCCTACTACTTGGCGCCGGTGTTCGGTTGGGTTGCGCCGTCGAAGGATTCGGGCGAGCTGGCGCGGATCATCACGACCGCGTGGGTGGAGCTGCCGCGTAAGAACGGCAAGACGACGACCGCGTCCGGGACGGGCATCTACCTGACGGGCGCGGATGGTGAGCCGGGTGCGCAGGTGGTGTGCGCGGCGACGAGTAAGGATCAGGCGAAGTTCGCGTTCGATCCGATGAAGCAGATCGTGCGCGGGTCGCCGGCGTTGGGGAAGCACTTCGAGCCGTTCCAGTCGAAGATCGTGCACAAGGCCTCAGAGTCGGTGTTCGAGCCGGTCGCCAATGTTGGTGACGCGCAGCATGGCCGGGATTTGCACGGCGGGATCGTCGACGAGGTGCACCTGCACAAGACGAACGATCTGATCGAGGCGATCGAGACCGGCACGGGGTCGCGGATCCAGCCGCTGATCTTGTTCATCACGACTGCGGATGCGGGTCGGCGGCACACGCCGTATGACGAGAAGCGCACGCGGATCGAGAAGTTGGCTCGCGGGACGCTGAAAGACCCGACCACCTACGGTGTGATCTTCGCGGCCGAGCCGTCCGATGACCCGTTCGTCGAGGCGACCTGGAAGAAGGCCAACCCGGGGTATGGGGTGTCGCCGACGAAGCGGTTCATGGCGTCGGCGGCGACGAAGGCGAAGGACTCGCCGGCTGAACTTGCGTCGTTCCAACGGCTGCACTTGGGGATCCGGACCAAGCAGCAGTTCAAGTTCCTCGAGCTGGGCCCGTGGGATGTGAATGCGTCAATCGTTGATCCGATTCGGTTGAAGGGCCGGGAGTGTTTCGGCGGCCTGGACCTCGGCTCCACATCGGACTTGACGGCGCTGTGCTGGGTGTTCCCCGATGGGGGGGCGTTCGATGTGATGCTGCGGTGTTGGGCGCCGGAGGACAGCGTCGAGAAGTTGGATGAGCGCACGGCGCGGGCCGCGTCGACGTGGGTGAAGCAGGGCTGGTTGACGACCACGCCCGGGAATGTGACGGACTACGACTTCATCGAGGCGCAGATCGGTCGGGATCGGGACCTGTTCCTGGTCAAGGAGATTGCCTATGACCGGTGGAATGCGCAGCAGTTGGTGAACAACCTGATCAGCGATGGCGCGCCGATGGCCACGATGGGTCAGGGGTTCGCCTCGATGTCGGCGCCGACGAAGGACTTGCAGCGGCTGATCCTCACCGGAACTGAGCAGAAGCCGATCGTCCGGCATGGCGGTAATCCGTTGCTGCGGTGGATGGTGGACAACTTCGCGGTGGCGATGGACCCGGCAGGGAATGTGAAGCCGGACAAAGCGAATGCCGGGGACAAGATCGACGGCGTAGTGGCCCTGATTATGGCGCTGTCGCGGGCTCTGGCAGCGCAGGACGTGACGCCTACATCGGCGTACGACGACGGCGAAGGGCTGATGATCGTATGAGGATGCGCCGACATCCCGGCATGAACCGGAAGGTGCTGGTGTCACTGATCTCGGGCAGCGCGGTGTCTGGCGTGTTGACGAAAACACCAGGCCCGCTACTGATTCTGCAAGGAGCGATGATCCATGAACCAGGTGCAGAGCCCGCAGCGGCGGACGGCGAGATCGTGATCGACGGGGCGAACGTCGACTACGTGCAGATCGTGGGCGGCGGCTAACCCGGATGGGTTTCGTGCAGTCGGCGGGCGCAGTTCGTGGCCTGTCCGGCCGGCCGGCGTTCTCAACGCCTTCGCAGCGGATCACGCTGTCGAGCACGATGGCGGTTGAGTACGGCGAGATTTGGCGCACCCAGGAGTCGGTGCGGACCGTCGTAACGTTCCTGGCCCGCAACATCGCGCAGCTCGGACTGCCGGTGTATCGACGCAAGGGCGAGGCTGATCGTGAGCGTTTGCAGGACCATCCGCTGTCGGTGCTGCTCCGGAGGCCGAATCCGTGGACTACGCGGTACCGGCTGATCAACGGCCTGGTGCACGACTTCGCGATCTATGACGTGGCTTACTGGTGGAAGACGAAGACGGCAGACGACGGCTTCGGTGTGATGCGCATTCCGCCGAAGATGGTCAAACCGGTGGGTGACAACTGGTTCACGCCGGAGGCGTTCGAGATCGCCGGGACGAAGCAGCGGCGAGTTGTGCCGGCGAACGAGATCGTCTACTTCCGCGGCTATGGGCTGGACGAGGACACCGGCACTTCGCCGTTAGAGGCCTTGCGCAGGACTCTCCGCGAGGAGTGGACCGGCTCTGAGATGCGCGAGCAGATCATGCGCAACGGGGCCAGGGTGTCTGGCTACATCGAGCGGCCACCGACGGCGATCTCGGGCAACTGGTCTCCGGAGGCCCGCGCCGCGTTCCGGAGGCAATGGCACACCCAGTACACCGGTGACAGGGCCGAGCTGGCCGGCGGAACACCGATCCTCGAAGACGGTATGACCTTCAAGTCGGCTGCGCAGTCCGCGAAGGACTTGCAGTACATCGAGGGACGCAAGCTGACTCGTGAAGAGGTGGCGGCGGCGTACTTCATCCCGCCGCCGATGGTCGGAATCCTGGACAAGGCCTCGTTCTCGAACATCACCGAGCAGCACAAGATGCTCTACCAGGACACGCTCGGACCGTGGCTGACGATGATCCAGGATGAGATTGCGCTGCAACTCATCCCGGAGTTTGAGCCGGGGCCGAAGGCGCACGACTTCTACGTGGAGTTCAACCTGCGGGAGAAGCTGACCGGATCGTTCGAGCAGCGCGGTGCGGTGCTCTCCCAGGCCGTTGGTGCCCCGTGGCTGACCCGCAACGAAGCCCGAGCGATGGACAACCGTCCGCCCGTCGACGGCGGCGATGAGCTGATCCGTCCGTTGAACGTCACGCAGAACGGTGACCAGAACCCGGTGCCCGCCGAAGACGGCCCTCCGATGGCGCCGACCGGCAACGACTACACCGCTCCGGACACCCCGGACGACGCGCAGGAGGACTGATGCTCACCAAGAACCATCCGATTGAACTGGTCGCATTCAAGGCCGGCCCCGATGACGGACTCGAAGAGGGCCAGTTCACCGCCTACGCGTCGGTCTTCGGCAACAAGGACTCCTACGGCGACGTCGTGGTAGCTGGGGCGTTCGCGAAAGACCTTTCGCGATGGGAGAAGTCGGGTAACCCGATCCCGCTGCTCTTCGGGCACAACATGTCCGATCCGGACTACAACATTGGGCACATCGTGAAGGCCGAGGAAGACTCGGTCGGCCTGAAGATCACCGGTCAGCTCGACTTGGAGAACCCGAAGGCCCGGCAGGTTTACCGGATGCTCAAGGGTCGGCGAATCAACCAGATGTCCTTCGCCTACGACGAGATCGAGTCCGGACCCGCCATGCGTGACGGTGAGAACATTTGGGAGCTGCGGGAACTCAAGCTCTATGAGGTATCTGTCGTGACTCTGGGCGCGAATCAGGAGACCGAGATTCTGGCGGTGAAGTCGATGCCGACTGTCGCCGAGCGTGCACTGCGCGACATCAAAGCCGGCCGCGTGCTATCGGCCAAGAACGCGGGCGAACTCCGCGGGGCGCATGAGGCCATCGGCCGCGTCCTGTGCGCCCTCGAAGGCACATCTGACGAGGAGAAGGCCAGCGACAGCGGCCCGTCTCGCCAAGCTCCGGCCGGGGATACCCAGTCGGGACAGCCGCGTGAGGCCAGCCGCAAGTCGTCCGTCGATACCTCGGCAATGGAACTGCTCAGCCTCGAAATCGAGCTGAGCGCGTAACTCTCACGAAGGAGAAGAACACCATGCCGATGACGGCAACCAAGCTGGCCGACCTCCAGAAGGCCGCACTGCATCACACCGAGAAGGCCCGCGAGATCATCGAGGCCAACGCCGACAAGGACCCCAGCGCGTGGTCGGAGGACGACCGTAAGTCCTACGACGAACACCTGGCCAAGGGCCGGGAGAAGCTCGACGAGATCAAGGTAGCCAAGGACGACCTGAACGTGCTCGGCGCAGCGAAGGCGCTGGCCGATGAGATCGGGCAGCCCGCCAAAGACGACCTCGACGCCCAGGGCCAGCGGCCCGTCCGTGAGCGGGTCAAGGCGCTGGGTCTGCAGGTCGTCGAGTCGCCGGAGTTCAAGGCGATGCTCAAGCCGTTCACCGCTACCGATGGCTCGGTGCGGATCGGTGAGAAGACCCGCATCCAGTCCGACCCGATCAACATCAAGGGGCTGTTCGTCGGCGGCACCGACACCAGCGCCGGTGCGTTCGTTGTCAACGAGCAGACCGGCATTGTCGAGATGCTGGGCCGCAAGGAACTCAAGCTGCGCGATCTCATCTCGGTGCGCCGCACCGGATCGGACACGGTGGAGTACGTCGAGCAGACGTCGCACACCAACGCGGCCGCAGTGGTCCCCGAGGCAACCAGCTCGGCCGCTCCGACGCTGCCCGCCCTGGACGGCAACGCCCTGGCGGCAGGTGCGAACCTGGTCAACAACCCCAACGGCGGATACAAGCCCGAGGGGTCGTGGGCGTTCGTTCGCCGCACCGCAGTCGTCAAGACGATCGCGGAGTGGGTGCCGGCCACCAAGCGGGCGCTCGCCGACGTCGCTCAGCTCGAAGGGTTGATCAACGACGAGCTGCGCGCCGACGTCGCGGAGGCCGAGGAGGCGCAGATCCTCGCCGGTGACGGTTCCGGTGAGAACTTCACCGGTATTCGGAACTGGTCGGGCATCCAGACTCAGGCCTTCGACACTGACATCTTCCGCACGGTGCGTAAGGCGATCACGAAGGCTCGCACGGTCGGTCGGGTCAACCCGAACGCGATCCTGGTGTCCCCGGCTACCGCCGAGGTCATCGACCTGGCGAAGGATGGCGAGAGCCGGTACTACTACGGCGGTCCGCAGTCCATCGGCCCGCGGACCTTGTGGGGTGTCCCGGTTGTCGAGTCGGAGTCGCAGGCCGACACCGACGTTTTGGTCGGCGACTTCTCCAAGGCGGTGTTCTGGGACCGCGAGCAGACCACGGTGACGATCTCGGATTCCCACGCCGACTTCTTCATCCGGAACATGGTCGCGATCCTCGGCGAGGAGCGCGGCGCGTTCGCGCTCACCCGGCCGAAGGCCATCGTCAAGGCAGCGCTGTCCTAAGTGTCGCTGTTCAATTCGGGCTCGGCCGGGGCGGCTACGCCTCGGCCGGGTCCGGCCTCATCGAAGGAGGAACCCGTGGGGCTCAAGGAATACGACGTTGAGATCAACGGCCATAAGACGACCCTGCAGCTGTCCGACAAGGACGCGACAGAGCTGGGCCTGACCGTTCCCGCGGGGCCGGCCGAGGCGAAGGCCCCGGCGAAGGCACCGGCGAATAAGGCCCGCACTCCGCGGAACAAGCAGGCCTGAGTTTTTCGTGCTCGACGTTGACGTGTTGGCCGACTACACGAAGGGTCGTCTTGACGCCGACGCCGACGAGACAGCCCGGCTGCTCGACAGCGCTGTTGCTGCGGTGCGCCGGTGGTGTGGCTGGCACGTCGCACCAGAGTTGACTCAGACGGAGACCGTCGACGGTCCGGGCGGTGCACTGTTGCGGCTTCCGTCGTTGCGTGTTGTCGCGCTGTCCGCGGTCACTGAGGATGGTGTCGACCTCGACCTGGCCGGGCTGGAGTGGTCCCGCATCGGCCTGGTGCGCAAGAAGTCCGGCGGGCTCTGGACGTCACGCTTTCAGGGAATCACGGTGACGAGGTCC